GGCGTATTTTAAACATAATCAACAAAGAACAATGGCTCTCCCTTTTTACAGAGCCCCCCTAAACCTAACTTGAGGCGTTTCGCCTTTGGCTACCGAGTCAATGAGGTGCCTTTGCCTGATTTGGGCGAAGTCCGCTCTGACGTGAAGTTTGTGCCTAAACACATTGACAATGTGCCAGCCTACAGGCCAGTTGTAGGCGCGAGCTTGGGATGTGAACTTGGAGGACTAGCTATGCCACATGTTGACACGACGGATCCCGAGACGACTTTAGGGGGAATGGGTAAAAGGTTGGCGTTTCAACCACCTTACCCGGTATTCGTCAAGATTAGAAAAATTCGGCGCTTTGTACAGCGCTGGTGTAAGAAGTATCTTACACCATTAAGCCCTGGAGCTGATACATCTTTCGAGACTTGGATATTACAGACCAAATATTCTGAGGCTAGAAAGGCTCAACTCAGGGAAGTGTACAACAAGCTTAGAGAAGATCCATACTATAAGACCTATCATAGAGATCGAAAGGTGGATTGTTTCGTAAAGGACGAAACATATTCGGAATATAAATACCCGAGAGGAATATATTCACGCACGGATACGTTTAAGGTATTGGTGGGACCTATCATCAAGTTGATTGAACACGAACTATATGCAGTCAAGAGCCTTAAATATGATCTACCTTACTTTATTAAGAATGTACCTGTCATTGATCGACCTAGGATGTTGATGGAAATGTATACTCCAGAAGCCTTTTATGCGGCCACTGATTACACATCCTTTGAGGGACATTTCAAGAACACCATAATGAAAGCCATAGAATGTGAGATGTATGAATACATGATCCAATTTCTTCCTCAGAAGGAATGGTTTGAAAGTGAGTTTATGGCCACAATAATGGGCGAAAATTATTGTAATTTCTATTACTTTGTCTTGTTAATAGAAGCAACACGCATGTCCGGAGAGATGAACACATCATTGGGAAATGGATTTTCCAACCTAATGTTGATGTTATTTATTTGCTCTGAGAGAGGAATATCTGAGCCTCCCGGATTTGTCGAAGGTGACGATGGAATCTTTCGATTTACCGATCGAAGTAACGTGCCTACCTCCCAAGACTTTAAGGATCTTGGTTTTACTATAAAGATTGAGTGGCATACTAATCTTTCTACCGCAAGCTTTTGCGGTATTGTATTTAGTGAGGAGGACCTGAATAATATTACCAATCCCATCGAATCACTTTTGAGCTTTGGTTGGACAACACGACGGTATTGTCGTAGTAAGCCTAAAATACTTAAGGAATTGTTGCGAGCAAAAGCCTTTTCCATGTTGTATTCTTACCCTGGTTGTCCAATACTACGAAGTCTTGCTGAATATGGCCTCCGTGTCACTCAAGGAAGTTACACGAAGTTTGCATTTGACAATGAATATCAACGCATTAAATATAGCCATGTCATGGCCGAGATTCTTTCCGGCAATGATAAATTTACCAAAATTAAAATTGGTAACAGTACACGTTGCTTAGTAGCTGAAAGATATGGTATTCCTGTAGATACTCAAATTTTATTTGAAAAATACTTGGATAGTCTTAATACTATACAAACTTTGGACTCTGATCTTTTGTTCAGTTTTATGAATAGTCATATTGTAGATTATTCACTGCGTTATGTAATGGATGTTGATTACAAACGTAAAGATTTGGATTATTTGCCGTTTAACATGGGTGTTCCGCTTCCTTATTCCAGGATGATGGTAACCGAAATGAACAAAAGGCGCCAAGTTTTGACTAAAAATTGGTAAAGAAAAATTTACCGGCGGTAGAAAAGTCTACC